ATGGAGATAAACATTATATGTCACTTAACTACATTGATATAGATTTAATGAATGAATACCAGAAACAAAAGGTAAAGATGAAGGACAACCAGGAAGCTAAACAAGAAGATGGAGATAAACCTCCAACCAATAACCAAGAGAATCCAAATGAAAATATAGATAAAAAAGAAGATGAAGGAGGTGGTAATGATGGGGAAGAAAGTCAAGGAAATTAGATACATCCCAGCGATGGAAATATCAATCAGAGAAGATACAGGAGAACCTGGAACAATGGCAATTAAAGGATATGTAGTCAAGTTCAATGAAAGAAGCCATTTATTATACGATGAATGGTATGAAAGAGTCGCTAAAGGTGCATTCGCAAAAAGTCTCGAAGAAAATACGATAAAGGCATTATGGAATCATAATTCGGATATCGTACTAGGAAGTACAAAATCAAGAACATTGCAATTAGTAGAAGATGACATAGGTCTTCGCTTTGATTTAGAACTACCAAATAGTAATCAAGCCAAGGATATCTATGAATCAATAAAAAGAGGCGATGTTGATGGAGTGTCATTTGGATTTTACATTCGTGACAATGGCGATAAGTGGGAATATCTAAAAGAGGAAGATGTGTACGAGAGAACATTACTCGACATTGATTTGATCGAGATATCTCCAACACCATTTCCAGCATACCCAACAAGTGAAGTTGGAAAAAGGTCTTTGGCAGAACATAATCTAAAGACTAAAGAAGAAAGAGTTCTTGAAGAACTAAGAAAAGCTCAAGTCAATGCAATGATTGAGTTATTAAAAATATAGAATAGGAGAATAGAATATGAATAAGAAATTAATTGAATTAAGAAGAAAACTTACAGAAAAATTGAAAGAAGCAAGAGAGTTAATCAACGAAGGAAAAGTTGAAGAAGGACAAAAAGCAACACAAGAGGCTCAAGAAATTAAAGACCAAATTGTGTTAGAAGAACAAATGCAAGAGTTAGAAGAAACAGTTGCAGATGATAATGAAGTAGTAGAAGTAAAAGAAGTAGAAGAAACTAGAACTACTAAAAAGAAAACAGAAACTAGAACAGCCCTAGTGAAATTTTTACAAGGTAGAAAACTATCTAAAGAAGAAAGAGATGTGTTAGTAGAAACTACTACACCAGGAGAGGATCAAAATAGTGTAGCGGTTATTATTCCTCAAGACATCTACACAGAAATCAATGAGTTAAAAAGACAATACAAACCATTGAAACAATTCGTAGATGTTCAAGCTACAAGTACAACAAGTGGCTCATTCGTTTATGAAAATGGAGATACAATCGAACCATTCGTAGACATTACAGAAGCTACAGAAATTGGAGAATTAATGTCACCAACATTAAAACAACAAAAATTCGCCATCACAGATAAAGGTGGAATCCTACCAATTTCAAATACATTATTAGCAGATGAAAAAGGTGGTCTTGTTAAATACATCAACAAATGGTTAGCAAGAAAATCAGTAGTAACTGATAATAGAAAGATTTTATCAATCTTGAAAGCAAATGGTATCAAGTTAAATGCTAGTACACACGCACAAATTAAGTCTGCGATTAACACTAAACTTGACCCAGAATTATTATCAGGTGCAGTAATCATCACTAACCAAAATGGGTTTGATATTATGGACCAATGGGTTGATGCAACAGGAAAACCAATCCTACAACCAAATCCACAAGATCCTACAAAGAAAATGTTATCAGGAATCACAATTGAAGTGTACGCAAACACTAACATTCCAGATGAAGAAGGTGCATCACCAGTATACATTGGTAACCTAGAAGAAGCTATCAAATTTATGGATAGAGAAGAAATGGCATTAGCAGTGTCTAAAGAAGCTGGATTCACAAAGAACTTAACATTAATTCGTGCAATCCAAAGAGATGATGTTGTAACTAAAGATACACAATCATACCTAAACATCAAACTTACAGCACCAACAGAACAACCAGTTGTCTATGTTAAAAATGTAACAGAAGCAGCAACAGCATCAGTAGAACCAACTACTCCTGCATACAATCCTGAAACTCCAACTACAGGAGATGAAGGAACACAAAACCCAACAGAATAAGAGAGGCGAATAACCTCTCTTTAACCTTTTAAGGAGATGATAATATGGTGGATTTAAAAAAAGCAAAGGATTATTTGCGAATCGATTATGAAGAAGATGATGAGTTTATTCGTTCGTTGATAGCCGCATCTAAAATTTATTTACAAAATGCTTGTGGCGAATTTAAATCAAATGAATTAACTGACCTTGCACAATTAATACTAGTAGAACATTGGAATGACAATAGGACACTAGTAGGCACAGTAAACGAATCAGTAAAACATAGTGTAGATGCAATTATATTCCAAATAAGATATTGCCAAGATGGAGAAAGCAATGAATCCGGGCAAACTTAATAAGAAAATAGAAATCCAAAAGTTCGTGAAACATTTTGATAGCGAAGGTGTAGAAGAAAAGACGTGGAATACTCTTCGTACGATCTTTGCATCCATTGAAGATAAAATTGTAAGGACAACTAACGAAGATAATTCAGTAGTGACACAGGTAGAAACCAATATGACTATAAGAAAGAATTACAAATCTCTATGTAGTAGTGACATCCGAATAGTGTACGAGAACAGAATATATGAAGTTCTTGATATCTATGAAGTAGATGATAATTACATCAAATTAATTACTAAAGGAGAAAAGTTATATGGCAACCAGGCTTGATTTTGATGGACTAGATGCAATAGTCAATGATTTAAATAAAATGAGTCAAGTCCTTGATAGTTCTATGATAGATGATGCATTAGAAGAAGCGATACAACCAGCATACGAAACAGCTAAGAAGAATGCCCCAAGAAATAAGAAAGGGCATATAGGAAAATATGGAGATGGACATATGGCGGATAACATCCCACTAAAACTCGTAAGAGAAAATGGATTAAGGACAATCGAGTATGGATGGGAGAAATCAGACAATAGTGACTACTTCTATGCTAAATTCGTAGAATGGGGAACATCCAATAATAAATATCCAAAGCAACCATTCATAAACAAATCAATGAGCAAAAATAAAAATAAATGTTTCAATGTTTTTTCAGAAAGAATCAGAAAGGAACTTGGACTATGAATATAAGAGAGAAAACAAAGAAGGCTCTTGATAAACTATCAATTCCAAGTGGTTATCAAGAAATAGTTAACCCACCAGAAACATACATCACATTTTTTGAATATGACTATGAATACGAATATTCAGAAGATGAAGTAATACCAGCATTATACATAATGCAAGTAGACCTATGGACTAAAAGTCCAAAGTACAAAGGAATAGAAAAAGAAATCATCGAAGCAATGAATAATGAAGATTTTTTGTTAGATGATGAAGAAGATTTGTATGAGAAAGATACAAAAATATACCATAAGGCATTTCGTTTCAAATTAGAAAATATAAAGGAGGTTGAATAAGATGCCAGTAGAAAATAAATCAGTAACGCCAAGACAAATAGGATTAAAAGATGTACACGTAGCAATTATAGAAAGCGATGGTGCTGGTGGCACAGTGTACAAAACACCAGTAAAAATCAGTAGAGCAATCACTGCTAAAATCACTCCAAGTGTGAATAGCGAAACATTATATAGTGATGATGGAGTAGAAGATGAACTAACAGCATTCGCAGGATGTGAAGTAGAAATAGAACAAAATGCTCTAACCCTAGAACACAGAGCATTAATTCTAGGAAAGAGATATTCTAATGGAGAATTAGTAGAAAACAGCGGAGATAAAGCCCCAAAACTTGCTTTATTATTTAGAAGTGAGAAATCAAGTAGCACTAAAGCAAAACCAGTGTATCGTTATTGTGTTTTATACAAAGGAGCATTCAATGAAATTGAAGATGAGTATGAAACAAAAGGAGAAAAACCAAATAGTAAAACAACTAAAATCAAAGGTAAGTTCTATGATAGAGAAAGCGATGGTAACTGGAGAATGATGTTAGATACTGATGCTGAAAGTGTAGATACTACAAAGATAACTAACTTCTTCACAGAAGTACAAGAACCAAGTAGTAATCAATAATGAAAATGGAGGATAGAAAATGAGTAAAAAGAAACATCGTAATAATAATTACAATGGACAAAGAAGAATAACAGGTAAAGACCTACAAGTCCAAACTACAAAAATAGAATTAAAAGGACGTACATATGAAATGAACTTCGACCTAAATGCTATGGCAGAATTAGAAGATATCTTTGGCACATTGCAAATTGCAATCGCAGAGCTAAAGAAAAAGAAACTAAAAGCAGTAAGGTCGTTTTTATATGCAGTTTTAAAATCAACAGATGAAACATTAACAGAGTTTGAAGTTGGTAAATTAATAGATATGAATAACTTCACGTCTATAGAAAAAGCAATTACAAAGTTAATTAATAATGCGTTTGAGGAGGACGAGAATGATGATAAGGAAACATCACAATCAAAAAACGAACAACCGGATCATCAGACTCGAGCATAGACTGGGAATGGCTTTTTTATTTAGGTAAAGAAATACTAAAAATGAATGACTATGATTTTTGGAGAAGTACACCAAAACAGCTAGTCATCAAATCTAGAATATATGCTAGATTTAGAAAGCAAGAAAATGATGATCCGGAGGAGGTTCAGTTCGGTTACATTGATGATGTCTTCTAAAAGAAAAGGAGATACAAAATGGCGAATTGGAAACTAAAGGTAGGAATGCTTTTTGATTCCAAGGAATTCGAACAAGGAGTCCAAAGAATTGATAAGCAATTAAAAGTATTGGATAGCGAACTAAAAGTGTCCCAGAGTTCAGTTGCTAACTTTGGAAACAGCACTGAACAATTAAAAACCAAGGCGTCATCTTTGTCAGAAAAAATCGAACTTCAAAAAAAGAAGGTAGAGGGATTACGTAAGGCATACGATGAATCAGTAGAAACCAAAGGTAAGGATGCTAACGCTACCCAAAATTTAGAAATTAAAATGAATAATGCGACAACCGCATTAAACAATATGGAAAGAGAGCTAAAAGAAATCAAGGATGAGTTGAAACAACAACCAACACTCCTTGATAATTTTAGTAATAAAATAGATTCCTTAAATGATAAACTTTACGCATTTGGAGATAGAGTAGAAAGACTAGGAAATAGCCTAACAACTAAACTAACAGCACCAATTGTTGCTGCCACAGTAGCAAGTGTAAAGATGGCATCAGATTTGGAAGAAACATTGAGTAAGACAGAAGTTGTATTTGGAGAATGTAGTGACACGATACTTGAGTGGAGTGAAACATCACTAACAGCGATGGGTCTCTCACAACAAAGTGCATTAGATGGTGTAGCCTTATATGGAGATATGGCAACAGCACTAGGACTTACTAAAAAAGAAGCTGCTGGAGTATCAATGGAATTAGTACAATTAAGTGCGGATATGGCATCATTTAAAAATACCTCACAAGAGATGGCTCAAACTGCACTAGCGGCTATATTCACAGGAGAAACAGAGGCACTAAAAAAATATGGTATCGTAATGACAGAAACCAACCTTGAAGAATTCGCAAGAACTCAAGGAATTAAAAAAAGTATATCAGCAATGAATCAACAAGAAAAAGTGATGTTGCGTCTTGCTTATGTACAGGAAGTAACCAAGAATGCTAGTGGTGACTTTCAGAGAACCAACCAAGGATTCGCTAACCAAACGAGAATCCTAACAGAAGGGATAAAAGAACTAGGAACAATACTAGGTAATAACTTACTACCACAAGCGACAAAAATGCTACAAGTAGTTAATGGATTAATTGCGAAGTTTTCAGAGATGGATGAAGAAACCCAAAAATCAGTAATCAAGATGGGAGCATTCGCAGCAGCGATAGGACCAGGACTGATAGTGATAGGGAAACTAACAAAAGGTGTGTCTTCAGCATATAGTGGAATCAATTTGTTGACTCAAAAATTAGGAGTAGCAACCACAGGACTAAAGACATTCGCATCGCATATGGGAACATCCTGTACGAGTGCAATTAACAAGTTTATTTCAAGAATTCCATACCTTGGAACAATAGGAGATGCAATCACAAGTAAGATAGCCCCTTTAACGAGCAAAATAAGCGGTTTTTTCGCACCTTTGACAAATAAGGTAGGAACAGCCCTACAACCAATGATTGCGAAGGTACAACAAGCCTTTGGACGCCTAGGCACGATAGCAACAGCAGGTGCATCAAAACTACAAAAGGTAGCCACACTTGCTATGAAATTAGTAGGACCTTTTGCGATAGTAGGATTACTACTTGCAGGTCTAGGATTAGCACAAAGTCAGTTTGGAGAACAACTAGATAAGTTCCTAACAATTGCGGTAGAAAAGGCACCGGGAATTATTACCGGATTTGTTGAAATGATTACCGCAGAAATTCCTAGGTTAATCCCATTAGGAATCGACCTACTTATGAATTTGCTAGATGTAATTTTAGCGAATGTTCCTGTATTGATTGATGGTGCTGTTTCGATAATCGTAACTCTGGCCCAAGGGGTCGGCGATAATGTAGAAATACTGCTATCAAAAATTTTAGATGTAATTTTTATGCTGGTAGACAAAATAATCGATAACCTACCACTTATCCTGAAAACAGGATTAGAGCTACTTTTAGCATTGACCCAAGGGATAGTCAATAACATCGATAAAATTATTGATGGGATTTTATCAGTAATTTTACAATTGATAGATTTTATAGCATCGAACCTCCCACTGCTGATCGATATGGGAATAAGACTCATCGTGGCACTCGCCCAAGGACTGGTCAAGGCAATTCCAAAATTGCTCGACTCGATTCCTGTAATCATCTCCGCAATTTTTGATGCATTCAAAAAGATAGACTGGGGAAGCATAGGTAAATCAATTATAGATGGACTAGTAAAGGGATTAAAAGCAGCCAAGGATTTAGTAGTTAATACATTAAAGAGTATAGCGACTGGAGCCATTGATGCATTTAAGAAGTTCTTCGGCATAAACTCGCCATCTCGTGTTTTTATGACTTTCGGAAATCAAATCGATCAGGGTCTTGCAATTGGTCTTGATGATAACCTAGATAAGGTAGAAGATTCGATGGACAATTTAATGAATACAATTAATTTTGTTCCAGATGGACTAGACTATGAACTTACAAGCTTAAATCCTTCAAAGGCAAGAAGTGTACCACAAGTGAACAATACTACTTCTTCAACAACGAATAAAAATGTAAACATCTACCTTACAATAGAAAGATTCGAGAACAATAGAGAACAGGATGTTGAAGAATTAATGTCAGAGATGGAATACATCGCTAGAAAAGAATTAATAGGAAATGGAGGCGTAGCATAATGAAACCATACTTTGTTTATAAAGGAATCAATTCAAGAGAAATGGGAATATCAATACTAAAGTTACCTCCACGAATAAAGCCAGAACGCAGGGGCGAGATAATCAACGTCCCTGGACGTGATGGTTTTTTATTTGAAAGTGATAATGCTTACAATGGTAAGACACTAGAAATAGAATGCACCTTTATACCACCAGAAAGGTACTCTCAAAGTGAAATAGATAAGTTGATAATGGATATATTAGTGTGGCTAGATGGTAATGGTGATCTTGTATTCTCTGATTATCCAGATTATTATTACGAAGCTAAAATAATCAATGCAATCCCAATAGAGCGACTATTTAAAAGGTATCGTAGATTTTTAATAGCATTTGAGGTGCAACCATTTGCGAAGAAACTTGTGCAAAGTATTGTGACAAAAAATACTCTCGCAGAAGAAACAATAAGTGTTGATACATACTATGAAACACCTATAAAAATAAACCTAGAAGCGACAGGAAGTGTTGATATAAATATAAATGATACTACAATGCACTTTGATAATTTAGAAGTTCCAATAGTTATAGATGGAGAACTTATGAATGTAAGTGATGGAAATGGAGTCAATAAAAATAATTTAATGACAGGAAACTTTCCTAAATTAAAGCCAGGAAACAATACGATAAGTATCCTGTGCGAATCACCATCGACATTTACAAAAATGACTATAGAGTATAGGAGTCTGTGGCTATGATTAGATTATATGAAAGAAACGAAACAAACTTCCAACACAATGGTATTGGGATTTTAAAAGATGTTATATCGTGTACTTGTAGCGAAGTTTTAAATGGTAAATATGATCTCGAATTTGACTATCCAATTGGTGGTGCGTTTATAGAATCCATAGTGGAAGAAAATATAGTAAAGGCACCAGTAGGAAATCCAAGTGGAGAGGATCAACTATTTAGAATTAAAATGATAAGTAAACAATTCAAAAGAATAAAAGTGTACGCAACACATATATTCTACGATCTCTCTGATAATTTCTTGGAGGACGTTTCTCCCAAGGATAAAAGCGGAGATGGAGCAATTAAGTGGATGCAGGCTAGGACAGTGTATGCGAATGATTTTGTTGCTTCTTCTGATATTACTAAAATAGCAACAGCTAGGTATGTAAGAAGAAACTTTGTAGATGCATTAATAGGAAGCGACAATTCATTTATTAATACCTGGGGTGGAGAATTATATAGAAACAATAAATCCTTTGCCATAAATAAAAATAAAGGACTCAATCGTGGAGTCCAAATTCGCTATGGTAAGAATATGAAAGAAATTACTTGGGATATAGACATAACAGGAATAGTAACCAGAATATACCCAGTAGGATTTGATGGATTAATGTTACCAGAAAAATACATTGATAGTCCATTAATTAATAATTATATAAACCCTAAAATACAGAAGATGGAGTTCCCAGACATTCAAATAGATGAAGATAATGGGATAACTGAAGAAATAGCATTGGAGCAATTAAGAAATATAACTAATGAACAATACGAACTAGGAATCGATAAACCAACGATGACAATTCAAATTGATTTTTTAGAATTATCTAAAACAGATGAATACAAACAGAAATACTCATCAATGGAAAAAATATACCTAGGAGATTATGTAGAAGCAATAGTTCCACACTTAAACCTAAAAGAAAGTATGAAGATAGTAGCAACGAAATACGATGTACTAGCCCAAAAGTATATTGAGTTCGAATTATCTAATTCAAATAAGAAAGAGAATAATTTTATAAACAATACAAAACAATTAATTCAGAAACTAGAAAAGATAGATACCAATGTCTTGGATGGTGCAAGAAAGAATGTCACAAACCTAATAGTCAATGCACTAGGTGGCAATGTTTATAAAACAAGAAATGAATTATTTATAATGGATAGCGAAAATCCATCAGAAGCCAAGAAAGTATGGAGATGGAATATAAATGGACTAGGTTATTCATCAACAGGAATTGGTGGTCCTTATGGAATCGCAATAACAGCAGATGGACAAATAGTAGCAGACTACATAACAACAGGAAAACTCAATGCCAATTTAATAGAAGGCTATGGAGAAATGCTATTGACAGTGTCCAATATGAATAGCGAAGTCTCACAAATAAAGACAACAACTAATTCTAATACCACAAAGATTAATAATGTAGAATCAAGTCTGAATACCACAAATAATAATATAAATAATTTATCAGAAGAAATGGAATCGACTACTACAAAGATTAATAATGTAGCAAATGAACTAAATGCCACAAATAGTACAATAACAAATTTATCCAAGACAGTAGAAACTACTAATACTAAAATAACAGATGTAGAGAACAACATAGATGAAACCAATACCAAGATAACGAATGTAGAATCAAGTCTAAACAGCACTAATAGTAAAGTAACTAGTGTAGAAACTGCATTAAATACAACGAATAAAAATCTAACAAACCTATCAAATGAAGTGGATACAACCAATGATAATTTAACAGAATTATCTAATACAGTAGATGCTACTAATACAAAGGTTAATAGTGTAGAAACAAGCCTAAATACTACAAATACTAAAGTCACAAATGTAGAGAATAGTCTGAAAACTACAAATACGAATCTCTCAAATTTAGAAGATGAAGTAGATGCTACTAATACAAAAGTAAGCAATGTAGAAAGTGGACTACAAACTACAAATACCAAGGTAAGTAATGTAGAGTCTAACTTGGCTACTACTAACACAAAGGTCACTAATGTAGAAAATGGATTAAAAACCACGAATACCAATCTCTCAAATTTAGATGGAGAAGTAGATGCAGTAAATACAACCGCAACAAATGCATTAAACAAAGCAAACACGAATGCTAGTAATATAACTAAATTAAATACGAGCGTAAGTCAATTGCAACTTGTTGATAACGAAATCAAAGCAAGTGTAGAAAATGTCACAACTTACGTGAACGAACAAGTTGATAGCATTACTACAGCCCAAGAGGCAAAGTATGCGGAAATAGATTTGAGAGCAGACACAATAGAAACATCAATAAGTGCAGTAAGTGAAATAGCTACTACAACTAGTAATAATTATCAAGAATTATCAAAAAAGTTTAATGACTATGCTCCAACAACTAAAACCTTACAATTGGAACAAAGTCTAACAACTCTACAAACAAATACATATACCAAAACAGAAATCAATACGAAACTAACAGATGGAAGCGTTACGAAAGTTCAAACAACGAGTGGAACATTTGATGAAAATGGAATGCACTATGCTAAAACAAATGCTCCAACAACTACAACAATAAATGAAGTAGGAGTAGGAACAAAAAAGAGTAATGCTGATGAGTATGTTTTATTCGCAGGTTATGTAGATGACAATAATACCCAATACGAGAAATACAAAGGACAAACAATCGTAGCTAGTGAGAATATGCTAGTAAGTAATTATTTAGTAGTTGGAGAACATAGTAGAATGGAAAACTATGAAAATGGAACAGGAATATTCGTATTATAGGAGGTGTAACAAATGGCAGTAACTAAAACATTTAGAGCTCCAAGTTCTGGTAGCATTCATGGAAGCAGATATATGACATTGAAACTTGAAGAAACAAATGTAAGTACAGAAAACAATACATCAGATATAAAATGGACATTGACAGTATCAGGAGATAGTTATTATTACGATACAGGAGTACAAATAATAATAAATGGAACACAAGTATATCATAGTGAGGTTCATTGGGATGGTGGCTTTCCAGCAAAACCAGGTTCAACGAGTGGTACAGTAACAGGAATAGCACATAATAGTTCTGATGGAACAAAATCAATAAGTGTAGTTTTTAAAGCATATGTATACTCGTATGCT